GTCCGACTCTACCCAGGTCCAGTTACGTTTGGACCAAATCGCCCGTCACCCTTGCGGGTGAAGCAGGCCGGTGCACTGTCTACGTAGCGCCGACGACGGTTGGAAGATCGTCGAAGCTACGTACCTTTGCTTCTTTATGGGAAGCACCCCGATGTTCTCTTCTGGTTCTTTACCAAGAAGAGTGGGATGTGCAGGAGTTTCACCACGGGGTTCAATCCGGGTTAGACTCTTTACCATCAGACCAGGCAGTTCGCAAGAACCGTCTGGAACCGGAACTGAGACGATGCTATGAAATACATAGCCGTCCCATCCGCGAGGGGACTTGGAGGGGCAGACCTCGTCAAAGTAACCGACGAAAGCGCCATCACCGAGTCCATCAACAACAGAGGGCCTACGCCAGCTAGCGGGCGAATAACCCCGTAGCCATGAGCAGACCTCCATGAGCTTCCTCTTCCTGTCAGGAGACAGCCACTCTGCACGGTCACAAAACCGCCAGAGCTGGTTATGAATCTTGAACAGGTCGATGAGCTTCTTTGGAGCTTGCTTGACGTAGAAAGGAGTGACGTCGTACCCTGAGTAGTAGTGTTTACCACAACTCTCTCGGAACTTGCCCGTCCAGTAGCTCTTTTTCTCATTCGGCGTAAAGCCGAGATACTCAAGGAGGCCACAGAACGAAGAAGCCATTGTGCTGGGGACAATAATATCGTCGCCATACACGCAAATACGAGTCACCTCTTCTCCATGGAGGTGGGCGTACGCAAAAGCTAAAGCCGCGAAAAGAAGCGACTCCAGCTCGAACGTGTACCCATTCCCCATAGAGGAGTACTTCTGGTAAAATATTTTCTCACCAGAAGGAAGAACTCCAAAAGGACTCCGGCACTGCCCTAGTGCCTCGAGCCAGTCGGGACGAACTAAAAGCTCAACCACGCTTCGCGAGATTGTATCACTCGCCATGCTAAGATCGATCGTCGCCAAAGTGCCAGCAAAAGACCCCACGTGGGCCATTCGCTGGTTCCGGGTTTGATCGTCTAGGTTGACTCCGATTCCTCGAAGTTTGCTACGGATAACCGCTCCGATGCCTAACTGAACATGTATGTTCATGTCAGGTTCGATCGCGATAGTCCGGTCCGTCTTGTAGTTCTTCGGGACAGTGACTACGTCGTTACCGTCTACGACTTTCACGTAGCCGATCCCCTCAGCCGGGTCCACAGGCTCAATACTTCGAGCCCAGGCCGGGTTGAACGCAATTACAGCGTTCGCGAGGGCGACGTTACCGATTGTTGCATGCGGTGTACCGCTGTATTTGTGCGCTGCATCCGACTCACGTCGGGTCAGTCTGGTGGTAGCACCTTTGCTCCACCGAAAACCTCTCGCAGCTTGGTCCCAATCAAACTTACCTAGGACTCTCGAGACTATTTTTCTCGCGAGATTAATTTCCCGCGAGAATGGCGAGTTTCGCCACTCTCTTGAGAGTCTTTGGTTTGTTTCGAAACAGGACGCTTCCGCTTTTCTAAAACGGTCCCATGTCTCCGTAGTTTTCTGAGTTGACGACATACCGTCGTCAAGTTTAGAAAGCCACTCGCTCCCAAAATAAGGTAGAGCAAATCGCTCGACTTCATTTAAGGGTCCGTGGTCGGAAACGAACAGACCGCTCCCGCCAGGCCGTCCGAACTCGCATCCCGCAAGGGGTTCGAGGTCGAGGGCCCGGAAGATTCGCTCGTGGATACGA